GTCGTAGGCTTCACGCAGCCCGTGTCGGCCAGCCCACGAGGGGACGGTGATGGATTTCTCCTTGAGAGCCGCTATGACCTGCTGCGGCGTTCCGATTCTTAGGATTTCGTCTATTGTTGCCATATTCTTGATGTGTTAAAAGTTATCTGTTTATCATCCGCGCCACACGTCCGAGGTCGATAGGCTTACGCTGACCGCCCAGCACCTCGCTCATCACGACGTAGCGTATAGCGTCTATGCCGTGGTTCCACACGTCTATGGGCGTGTTCATCCACTTGCCCTCCTTGTCCTGCGAATAGGTGTAGTTGCGGAACTCCTTGATGAGGTTCGTGCTGCGCTTCGTGATGACTATCTTGTATTCCTGCATCTTCGTGATGCCCGCCTCGATTGAGCCTTGATACTTGACTACGGGGTGTATGTTCACGCCAGCACGATATATCTCCTGCACCAGTCGGGGGTCTGCGCTCTCGCTGATGACCTTCACCTGCCCCAACGCTTTCAGCTCGCGCACGATGTCAGTGGTGAGCATCTCGGTACGGTAGCATATCTCGTCGGCGTATATGGTCTTGCTCTCCTCCTCAATGGTCACGTCAATTATGGCGGTGGGGTCGTTGGTATATCCGAAGTCAACGCCTATAAACCTGCGGCGGCGGTAAGGACTTGACGGCATCGCCTCCGTCACGTCCACGTCGCGGAACACAAGCCCCTCGATGAGTGCCTGCTGCCCAAGCCCGTATATCTGCCACAGCGAGTAGTTCTTGCGTTTAAGGCTCTCAATCTCGTCTATCACCTTTTGTTCGAGGAACGGGTTGTCTTTGTAAGTAGTGATGAAATGGTAGGTGCGCGGGTCGCGGTTCACCTCGCATATCCAGTGTTCGTCAGAAAATGACGGGTTGTAGTCGATGATTGAGAACTGCGTGGTACGGAGTTGCAGCTGCTGCCACTCCAAGAATTTGAGCTCATTGGCCTCGTTCACGAACAGTATCTTGCGCTTGCGTCCACGCAGCTTCTGCTCGTTGTCGCAGGAGAAGAACTCCACCCACGAGCCGTTTGAGAACGAGTAGATGAGGTCGGACTTGTTGAAGTCCTTGTCGCTGTACACGCCGATGCGCTGCAATATCTCCGTGAAATCGCGTAGCACAGAGCCTTTGAGCGAGGGGAGGGTTGCACGGCAGACGGACACGGTAGTCTTGGGTACGGACAGGCACATCCATACAATCCATATCACGGTGTTGTATGTCTTGCTGCTACGACCGCTGCCCTGCTCGCTGACGGTCGTGTAGCCCTTTTGCCGCGCCCTCTCTATCTCGGAGAACACCCGTGTCGTCTGTATCTTCATTCGCCCTCTTCCTCCTGTGCGTCTATCTGATTGCGGCTGTCGATTATCTCGATGGTCAGCGGCTCGCGGTTCAGTTCCTTGCCGCCGCTCGTTATGTCGGTGCGGTTCATGGAGATTGCGTCGCGCTCCTCTGGGGTCGCTATCATACGGTACAGGGCTATCTGCGCCGTCGGGTTATCCATATTGAACAGGCGGTGTCTGATAGCCGACTTGGTGCGTATCTTGTTTGTTTCCAACGCCCTCTTAATCGTGTCGGATTCGTCGGAATTGGGCGGGAACTTCGCATAGAACGTGGAGCGGTCGCAGGGCAGGAACGCCACCACGTCCTCTATGAAGAACAGGTTGCGCTCCTCGATTACCTGCATCGCCTGCTCGTACAGTTTCTTCCTGCTGTATGCCATGATGATTAGAATTTTGCTCCGTTGAACTTGTAGATGATGTTGCCGTCAGAGTCCTTGCCGCTTGGCACTAATGCACCCTCGAAAAGTTTGTAGGGCGACTGCCCCGCCTGCGGGTTGTTCCATAGCCAGCGCATATAGTCCGCCATTGTCATACCCATGAACTTGGCTCGGCGTTGGCTGCTGTTGCAGTTGTAGCCGCTCGCCCTTTGCCACTGGAAGCCGCCCACGAGCGTTTCGATGTCGCCCTTGATGTCATCCCAGCACACCATGCCGTCGAGTGATTTCTTGGCTATCTGCAACGCCTCGCAGAACTGACCGCGTGAATAGTTCCAGTCGGCAGGGAGTCCGCAGCACGAGCCGTTGCAGCACAGCTCCTTGAAGTGAGCGTCGGAAACGTAGAAGCGCATACCCACCTCGTCGCACAGGCTCTTCATCTTCCGCATGAACGGCTCTTTGACCTTGCGGTTGAGACGGAGGTAGCCGCTGCTCACGCTGTACTTGCGGTAGAACTCCATGAAGTCGAAGCCGCAGAGTTCGTTGAAAGTGGGCATCCACTCCCGCAGTGTCGGGCTGCGCTGCTCCACGCACATGAACTCCGTGCTGACCGCCGTCGCCCCACGGTTGGCAGCCTCGCGTATGAGGTCGAGGTATGTCGGTGTCGATATGCCGATGATGAACGGACGGAGACGCAGCGTCGTCCCTCCTGCCCCTGCCTCGGCTATGCGCTGTATGGCCTTGAGCCTTTCGGTCGGTGTGGGTACGCCCCTCTCGATGACGTGCGCCTTGTGTTCGTCGAGCGTGATAATGGAAAACTTGAAGTTCCAGTTCTTCTGCCCCCTCACGAGTTCCATATACCGCTCATCCTCCGTCCACCACGTCGCCTTGGTGGAGAAGCACAGGGGGTAGTTGATTTCCTTGAAGAAGCGGAGCAGTTCAAGCGTCACGCCTTTCTGCCGCTCGAAGCCGTCAAACTGGTCGGAGAGACCGCCCCACTGCATGACCTTACGAGCCTTGATGTAGGGTGCGAACTGCCCTGCGTGTTCGTCGGGTTCGAGGAACATCTTCTTGATTTTGTCTGGGTTCACGTTGTTGCACACCTTGTGCAGGTATGCGTCCTTCGCCCCTCCAATACCCCTTTGGAATTGGGAGAAGCAGTACAGGCATCCGAAAGCGCAGTTGCTATATGTGTCGAATGTCATAGGCATGGAGCAGTCCGCTATCTCGTTGCTCCACCTTGGGGATTGATAGTATGCCATAACGTTATGTGTTTATATCTTGATTTTGAGTTCCATTTCGTAGTCCTCGCCCTTGATGTCGGTTATCCGTGCACCCATCTTCAGCCAGAAGCGTTGCGCCTCCTCCGCTATCGGGGTGCGGAATGTAAGAGTGTCAATCCCTGCACCCCTCATCTGCGAGAGCAGGCGGTAAAGCATTTTCCGCCCAAGCCCCTGCCGTTGGTAGTCCTCCCTTACGGCTATCTCGATTAGCCGCACGTGGTCTTTGCAGCGGTGGGCGTAGTAGAATGCTATCGGGGTGTTACCCTTGCTCCACACCTTGCTCCACACCTTGCTCCACACCTTGCTCCCAGCGACGTATGACAGGCGACGGAAGAAATTGTAGGACTTCCTCGCGGTCGGGGAGCCGCAGTTGTGGCATATCTCCTTGACCGCCTCGTCCCTATAGTCAGTCTCGCCCCACATCCTGCATCCTCCCTATCGTGTCTAACAGTTCTTCCATTATCCGCCCTGTCGTTACCTGCGAAGTGTCGTATTGTAGCACCTTGACCCCGACCGACTCGTATTTCTGCGCCGCTATGAGAGCCTGCACCTGCTTACGGAATATCGTAGGCCAGTTGCGGTAGCCCTTGCCGCTCCTGCCGTTGGAGCGAGCCGTGATGCGTCGGTATATCACTTCGGGCGGTGCGTATAGCGACACCACGACAGCCTTGTCTCCGAGGAACAGGGCGTTGGTGAGGTTCAGCCCGAACGTGTTCATGAAACTGCCCTCGCAGAATACCACGTCGCAGGTCTTCAAGCCCTCGCGCACGATGTCGGCGAGCCGCGACGTGCAGGAACTCCCTTTTTCGTTGGTTATCCTATCCACGCCGCCGTACCGCTTATCCTTGTAACGCCCTGCAAGCCCGTACCGCTTATCCTTGAGGTACGTCATGCAAGCCCTCTCCTCGCTGATACCCCCGAAGTGTTCTATCAGCGAGTATGCGAGCGAGGACTTGCCCACGGCATTAGTGCCTGTTATGAATACAACGACTTTCATCGTTCCAACTCTTTAAGATATTGCGGAGCGTATGTCTCCCTGCGGAACTCCCACAGCGGTCGCCACGATATGCCGCCTCCTGCACGTTTTGAGGTCAGTGCTTCGAGCTTGACAATCTCCTTGCGCATACGCTCGATGTAGTAGCCCACCCAACGGCGGCTGTTGAGTTTATGTTTCTTGTACGCGCACAGCGTCGTCTCTATGCTCCACAGCGTCTTGTGCCGTGGGTTGATAGGCATAGCCTGTATGCGCTCCGCGATGAACGTCAGCCCACTGTTGAGCGTCCGCATAATCTGCTCGTTGAGTTTCTTGCCCGTCCTGCCCGTATATGCGGCGTTCTCCAGCCCAAGCGCGAACACAAGCCCGTTGCGGCTGCTCTCCGCCTCCGCGAGGTCGAAGCGCACACCGACAGGCAGACCGACTATGTTATGCAGCAGCTCCGAGTATAGGAACATCGTAAACCGTCCGAACAGCAGTATGTTGAA